CTCCGTCGGCGCGCTCATCGACAACATCAAGGGCATCATCGACCTCGGCGACGAGATGAACGACCTGTCGCAACGGGTCGGCATCAGCGTCAAGGATCTGGCCACCTGGAAGCTCGCCGCAGAACAGTCTGGGACCAGCCTCGAATCGTTGGCCAAGGGCGTCAAGGGACTGTCGACCTTCATGGTTGACCATTCCGACAAGTTGAAAAAAGCCGGTATCACGGCAACTGATGCCAATGGCGCACTGATTCAACTCGCCGATCTGTTTGCCAACATGCCAGACGGAGTTACCAAGACGGCATTGGCTGTCAAGCTGTTCGGCAAGGCCGGTATGGACATGATCCCTATGCTCAATCAGGGGAGCAAAGGGCTGTCCGAGGCGCAGGAAAAAGCCAAGGTCTACGGCGAGCGTATGGCCGCGCTCGCGCCGCAGGCCGACAAGTTCAACGATCAACTGTCCGAGCTAGCGCTACATAGCAAGGTCGCCTCCATGGCCATGGTTTCGAGCATGCTGCCGGCCATGACTGAGATCTCCGCTGCGATGGCTATCGCGGCGCAGGAAGGCGGTGCCCTCAAAGCGATCTGGATTGGGTTCGGCGGAATTGGCGCGCAGGTACTTAATCCCCTGTCCGCTCTGATCAAGCAAGTTGGGGCGTCGGCTCACGAGTTTGCCGCCGACTTCAATGAGTCGATGGCCAAGATCACGACTGGCAACGTCAGCCAGAACTTCTACAAGACCGCGCTGGAGGAACGTGCTCAGGCTCAACGCATCTATCGTGAAATGGCGGCGTTGGGAGACGGGCTTGGGTTGGAAGGTCCAGAGCAGAAGCGGCCCGAAACAGCCGCCGAAATCGTTGCTCGAATAAAGAGAGAACAAGAGGCGACCCGAAAGGCAATGGGGTTGGCTAAGGAGGGCCACGAAAAGAAAGCTGCAAAATTTCATGGTGTCGACGACTACGCCTCCCGCATCAACCAGGCCGTGGCCGGCGCCATCAACAGCAGCGCGGTGGTCAAGTCGCGCGAGCTGGCCGACCAGATCGAGGCGCTCGACAAGCTGTTCTTCGATTCCGGTCTCGACATGGACATCTACACGTCGGCCATGGCCAAGCTCACCGGGCAGACCGACAAGGCCAGCAAGGAAACCGATCGACTGATGCAGCTCCTGGCCGCCACGCCGACGGCAAAGCTGGAAGAAACCCGCAAGGACATGGAACTGCTGGCCTCGATGCTGGAAGGCGGGCACATCAGCGAAAACCAGTTCATCGAAGCCGCGCAGGCACGGCTGGGCACGCTGGGCGAGGCGGTCAAGGAAGTCGACACCTTTGCCCACGACATGGGGATGGGCTTCAACAGCGCCTTCGAGGAGGCAGCGATTGGCGGCAAGAGCCTCTCTGATGTGCTAAAAGGGTTGGACAAGGACATCGCCCGCATCATCCTGCGCAAGAGCGTGACCGAGCCGATCGGGAAAGCTGTGTCGAAGTCATTTGACGGGTTTTCATCGGGCGGGTTTGGGATGGATTCGCTCACTGATTTCTTCATTCCGAAATTCAGTTTCGCTAGTGGTACGGACTATGTCCCGCGCGACATGATCGCGCAAATCCATAAGGGCGAGCGCATCGTGCCGGCCGGCGAGAATCGGGCGCGGGGCTTTGGGGGCGACAGCGTCACGATCGACATGCCTGTCACCATCGACGCCCGCGGCGCCGATGCGTCGGTGATCCCGCAAATCAACGCCGCGCTGGCGGCGCTGGAGCAGCGCATCTATCGCAACGTGCCAGGCATCACCGCCCGGCAGCAGATGCGCAACCGCATCACGCCGATGAGCGCCTGACATGAGTGGAACCTTCCCCACCTCGCCGGCGCCGTCCTCCATGAGCCTGCGCACCATCCAGCCGACGCTGGTGTCGGTGGCGCACTCACTCAAGCGGCAGACGCGCAGCCGTGGCGCGCAGCGCTGGGGCTTCGCGCTGGGCTACCACAACCGCACCCGCGCCGAGATGGCGCCGCTCCTGGCCTTTGCGCTGGCGCAGCGCGGGCAGTATGGCACCTTCAGCTTCGTGCCCAGCATCATCGGCCAGCCGCAGACCGCTGTGACCGGCACGCCGCTGGTGAAGGGCGCGCAGACGGCGGGGCGCAGCATCCTCACCGACGGCTGGGCGGTCAGCAGCACGGTGTTGAAAGCCGGCGACTTCATCAAGTTCGCCCACGCCAAGGTGTACATGCTCACCGCCGACGCCGTCAGCAACGGCAGCGGCGAAGTCACGCTGGCGATCGAGCCCGCGCTGTATTCGGCGGTGGCCGACAACGAAGCGCTGGTGGTGACCAATGTGCCCTTCACTGTCGCTTTCGGCGGCGATTCGCACGAAGTCGGCATACAGGCCCGCCCGGTGTTCGACTGGTCCTGCGAGTTGGTGGAGTCGCCATGAACAGGGGCGCTAGCGCCGGCGTGATCGCCGAATATGCCAAGGACGCCAATCAGCCGGTGCACCTGTTCGAGCTGTACCTGGACGGCGCCACCACCTACGCCACCGACGCCTATCGCAGCATCGACTGGAATGGCAACACCTACCCGGCGCTGGGGCATTTTCTCGAATTCAGCGGCATCGAAGAGGCGGGCGACTTGACCATCACGCAGGCCAGCGTGCAGTTGTCGGGCGTCGACCAGACCCTGATCGCGGCGATTCTGTCGTATGAGTACATCGACCGCCGGCTGGTGATCCGCAAGGGGTTTCTGGATGGCGGCGAGGCGGTGCTGATCGACCCGCTGCCGATCTTCGATGGCCGTGTTGATTCGCCGGCGATTGAAGAAGACCCCGCCGACGGCCGCTGCATCGTGACGATTTCGGCCAGCAGCCACTGGATCGACTTCGAGCGCACGCCGGGGCGGCATACGAACCACGAGGAACAGCAGATATGGTTCCCCGGCGACCTGGGCTTCGAGTACGTGTCGCAGTTGAATCGGCAGATTACCTGGGGGCCGGCGTGATGGCGATCAATGCACGCGGCACTTCCAGCGGGCGTCATTCCAGCCCAGCGCGTACTCTGGGTCAGTCTTCATGCGCGCATCGTCGCGGCGGTATTTCGCCTCGTCCTTTGGAATTATTTCCGATTCCGATAGGCTGCTCTCACAGCCTTCCATGTAGCCGGCCTGATACGCCGGTGGTTTGTCGCGGATCGCTGCGCGCTCCCTTTCAAGCCGCGCCGGGGCAATGCTGCAGCCAGCCAACAGCAGGGCAAAAATCAGGGGCAGGGCGCGCATGGGGTTCTCCGGATCGGATGACGGCGCCATGATAGCGCAACCCGACCTTCTGCTGCAGCAGTTCGTGCGCGCCGAGCTTGGCCGCATGTTCGTCTGGGGCGAAACCAACTGCGTGGCGCTGGCCTTGCGTGCTGTAGATGCCATGCACGGCACGGCGCTGCACGCGACGCACCGCAAGCACATGGCCACGGCCACCCGTGCGCGAGCCTGGACGCGCAAGCATGGCGCGCGCGGCGTGATCGATCAGTTGTTGCGCGACGGGCTGGTGGAAGTCGAACCGGCCTTCGCGCAGGAGGGCGACATCCTGATCGGCGAGACCGCCGACGGGCAGATCGCCGCGCATGTGGCGCTGGGTGCCCGCGTGCTGTCGGCCACCGAGACCGCCGGCGTGTGTCTGCTGGCCTATGCCGCCGTGTCGCCAGCGCCGACTTTCGCGGCTGGCTGGAGGGTTGCGTAATGCCTGCCGCTATTGTTGCTGTCGGCAGCATGGCCGCTGGTTATGCAGCGACTGCCTATGCGGTGTCCGCCGGGATGGTCGTAGCAGGAAGTATGGGGGCTGCACTTGTTTCTGGCGTCGCCAGCATGGTGGCTTCGTCAGTTCTCGGCGGAGTGATCGGCTCCGACGAACAAGACCAACAACAAGAATCCCCCGCCGTGGCCGCCGCGCGCGGCATGCTGCTCAATACCGCCGGCACGGTCGACCCGCTTCCGGTGCTCTACGGCACGCGCCGCATCGGCGGCACGCGCTGCCTGACGGAAGTGTCCGGCGCCGATAACACCTACCTGCACATCGTGCTGGCGCATTGCGAAGGCGAGGTCGACGGCTTCGATGCAGTGTATTTCGACGGCACGATCAGCACCGACGCCCGCTTTGCCGGCGCCTTCACCCTGGAGCACTTCACCGGCGCCGACGCGCAAGCCGCCAGCAGTAGCCTGGTCGCGGCGCTGCCCGCCAAATGGACCACCGCGCACAAGCTCTCCGGCGTCGCCTACACCGTCGCCCGCCTGACCTTCAACCAGGACGTGTGGCACGGCGTGCCGGTCATCACCGCCGACATTCGCGGCCGCAAGGTGTTCGACCCGCGCGACTCGACCACCGCATGGAGCGACAACCCGGCGCTGTGCCTGCGCGACTACCTGACCAATGCCCGCTACGGGCGCGGCATCGCCGAGGCCAGCATCGATGACGCCACCATCATCGCCGCCGCGAACTACTGCGACGCCAGCATCCCCACGCCGGCCGGCACGCAGCCGCGCTACACCTGCAACGGCCTGGTGGATACCAGCAAGAGCAGCATCGAGAACGTCCGCGCGCTGCTGACCTGCATGCGCGGCATGCTGGTGTTCAGCGGCGGCAAGCACAAGCTGGTGCTGGACAAGGCCGACACCGCCGCCTTCACCTTCACCGAAGACACCATCGTCGGCGCCTGGAACATCGCCTTGGGCAACAAGCGCGGCCGCTTCAACCGCGTGCGCGCCAACTGGACCAATCCGGACAACGAGTGGCAGCCCGACATCGCGCTGGCCGAATCCGCCGCCTACCGCGTGATCGACAACGCGCTGATGCTGGAGAGCAAGATCGATCTGCCCTTCACCACCGACGCCTACGAAGCGCAGATGCTCGGCCAGCGGCACCTGAAGCAGAGCCGCTTCGGCACCATCGCCAGCTTCCGCGCCACCATCGCCGGGCTGGGCTGCGAAGTCGGCGACGTGGTCAACATCACGCACAGCACCCCGGGCTGGACCGCCAAGGCCTTCCGCGTGGTGCGCATCGGCCTGTTGTCTTCCGACGAAGTAGAAGTGACGGCGGTGGAATACGACGACTCGGTCTATGTCGCCGAGCCGCTCACCACGCCGCGCGTGTCGGTGGCGACCAACCTGCCCGACCCCTACACCGTCGCCGCCCCCGGCACGCCCGACGTCACCGAAACCCTGTTCGAGACCACCGGCTCCGCCGGCGTCAAGGCCCGCGCCACGGTGTCATGGGCGGCTGTGGTGGATGCCTTCGTGCGCGATTACCTCCCCGAGTACCGCCCCGCCGGGGGCGCGTGGGTAGTGCTGCCGGCCTCCGCCGCGCTGGCGATCGACATCAACGAC